TTTTAAATTAGTCGGTCTACAATTTTGTAGATCTCCGTCTATATGAAATACATCAAACTGCTCAGAATGTTTACTTTTAAAATTACACTTTTCACAGTAGTCTTTTTTTTCATAACCGTACTGTTGCCACTTAGGAACCCCGTGTCCTTCGCCATTCCGTAAACAGCGTTCACATAATCTTCTGTAATATGTTTTGCCTGCTTTCTTATAGTTAATTGCTGCAGGTCTTTGTTTACAACTACATAAAGGTCTCATACAGTATTTAGCTCACCTTTTTGGTACCTTTTCTTGGGCTCTATAACAGGTGGTTTTGTAATTTTAATATAAATACAAGTAGACGAACAAATCCAACAGGAGAATTAAAATGGCATTAACATCACCAGGCGTAGAAGTCAAAGTTATTGACGAATCATTCTACACCCCAGCAGCGGCTGGCACGGTACCAATGATTTTTGTTGCAACTGCTAGTAATAAAACAAGCAGCTCAGGAGCAGGAACAGGTATCGGAACGCTAAAAGCTAACGTGGGTAAACCTTACTTAATCACCAGTCAAAGAGAGCTTGGTGAAACATTTGGCGATCCGCTTTTCTATTCCGACGCAAACGGAAATATGATACATGGCGGCGAACTCAACGAATATGGACTACAAACAGCATACTCATTACTAGGTGTAACGAATAGAGCTTACGTAGTACGAGCAGATTTAGATTTATCTAAACTAACAGCAAGTGCATCAGCACCAGGTGGTGAGCCAGCAAACGGCGCATATTGGTTTGATACAATGAATTCACTATTTGGTATTTTAGAATGGAATTCAAAAGCTATTACACTTACAGGTGGCCAAAGCTTTTCTACTAAGACACCAACAGTAATTACAAAACTAACAGACTTAGTTGGCGGAATAGCTACAGGTGTACCAAAAGCATCCGTAGGCGCAATTGGCGAATATGCTATTGTAGCGGCTACTACTACTAACAAATTTTACTTAAAGTCAAAAGGTAATACAGGAGCTGGCATTGCAGCAGGCACATGGGTTGTTGTTGGATCAACTAACTGGCATGCTAGTCAACCAGCAGTTATTGGTACAGTATCTAATCCATCGTTAACTAATGGTAATACTATTTCAATTAACTCAAGCACAGTTACATTAGCTGGTACTACAATTACAGCATTAGCTGCAGATATTAATACAGCATCAATTAGTGGTATTACAGCAGCAGCAGTAGATGGAGTAATAGAAATTTACTCAACAGGCGCTGATGTAATTATAGCTAATGGTACAGGAACTATATTAACAGGCACAGGTATTACAGCAGCAACACATGAAGCTCCAAAGCTTACTATTGCTCCACATACTAGTGTTCCTGCTTATAAAGCTACTGATACAAGCCCAGCACCAACAGGAAGCCTTTGGATTAAAACAACTGCTCCAAATGGTGGTGCTAACTACAAGGTTAAGAAGTACTCAACTGCTACTAAACTTTGGGGAACAATTACTGCACCAGTATACAGCACAAACCAAGCAGCAATTTATGCACTTGATAAGTCAGGTGGCGGCGCAGGGATTGCATTAGGTAATTTGTATATTAATACAAATGTTGAAGAAGTTAGCCCAATTATTGCTAATAGTAAAATCTTTACTAGAGCATCAACTGGCGCAACTACAATTGCTTCAACAGTAATTACTACACAATGTACAGCAGCTTCGTATACATTTACTTTGCAAGAGACCAAAGCGGCTACTTTAGCATTAGATACTGCTAAAACTATTAGCGTAACTACAACAGCAGCTTCAAGTGATGCAGATGTAATTGCAGGAGCAATTAATGCTGCTGGCTTTACAAACGTTACAGCTATTGTTGATGCTAGTAACAAAATTCAAATTAATCACAAATTAGGTGGTGAAATTAGAATTAAAGATACAGGCGGCGTACTAGCATTAGCTGGATTTGCTGTTTATAACTTTGTTACAGGCGCAGGAACAGGTAACTTGTATACAGCACCAACAGGTGATGCTGCAAGTGATTTTGTTGCAAGTAACTGGAGAGAGTTAACTTATACTGCTTCAAAATTAGCACCAACTAGCTTAACTGAAAATGGTACACTTTGGTACAGTTCAGTAGTAGACGAAGTAGATCTTATGATCCACAATGGTACTACTTGGGTAGGTTATCACAACTACACAGCAGCTTATGCTAACTGTGATCCATTAGGACCAATTGTAGCAGCTACAGCACCGACAGTACAGTCAGACTTAACTGCACTTGTTGAAGGTGATATTTGGATTAGCACAGCTAGTGTTGAAAATTACCCAGCAATTTACAGATGGAACAATACTACTTCTAAATGGGTATTGCTTGATAAAGCAGATCAAACTACAGAAAACGGTGTACTGTTTGCGGATGCAAGATTTGGTATTACAGGTGGTTCATCCACACAAGCACCAAATTCAACTATTCCAATTATGTTAACAAGTAACTTCTTAGATCCAGATGCTCCAGATCCAGCACTATATCCAAAAGGTATGCTACTTTGGAACTTACGCAGAAGTGGGTTTAATGTTAAGAAATTTGTACGTAACTCAATTGATGTTACTGCACTTAACACTAGGCAATCAGATGCGTCAATGGCAGCTTACTATCCACACAGATGGGTAACTGACTCAGGTAATGCAGAAGATGGTTCAGGAACATTTGGACGTCATGCACAACGTAAGAGTGTTGTACAAGCGTTACAAGCACTAGTTAATAGTAACCAAGAAATACGTGATGAAGAATCACGTCAGTTTAACTTAATGGCTTGCCCAGGTTATCCTGAATTAATTGGCGAAATGATTACGCTTAACACTGATAGACGTTTAACAGCATTTGTTGTAGGCGACACACCAGCAAGATTAACACCAGATGCTACTTCACTTAATGAGTGGGCTACAAACGTTAAAGTTGCACTAGAAGATAACGATAATGGTGCAGTTAGCTTTGATGAGTATATGGGTATGTATTATCCATGGGGCTTTACAAGTGATAATAGCGGTAACAATGTTGTTGTTCCTCCAAGTCATATGGCACTACGTACTATTGTACTAAATGACCAAGTGGCATTCCCCTGGTTTGCTCCAGCAGGAACAAGAAGAGGTGGTGTTTCAAATGCTACATCAAGTGGTTACATTACTAGCGAAGGCGAATTTAAAGCAGTTGCACTAAACACTGGACAGCGTGATACATTGTACTCAAACAAGATTAATCCAATTACTTTCTTAAGTGGAGCAGGATTAGTAGTGTTTGGACAAAAGACTCGTGCTAAAAATGCAAGTGCATTAGATAGAGTAAACGTAGCAAGACTAGTTGTATACTTACGTGGACAATTAGAACTACTAGCTAAACCTTACTTGTTTGAGCCAAACGATAAGATCACACGTGATCAAATTAAAGCGGCTGCAGATCAGCTGATGTTAGAATTAGTAAGTCTAAGAGCACTTTATGACTTTGTTGCAGTGTGTGATGAAAGTAACAACACACCAGCAAGAATTGACAAAAATGAGTTGTACTTAGATATAGCTATTGAACCAGTCAAAGCAATTGAATTTATTTACATACCGCTTAGACTTAAAAACACAGGTGAAATTGCAGCATTAGGATAATATACGCATATAATGAGGGGTATTAATTTACCCCTCATAAACGTATAAATAATAATGTAATAGGAGAATAAAGAAATGCCAATCACAACTTTACAAAATATTTCGATACCTACTGAAGGCGCGAATTCTAACTCATCATTATTGATGCCTAAGTTACAATATCGCTTCCGGGTATTTTTAGATAATTTTGGCACTACTGGGGGTCCAGATGGTGTTAGAGAAATTTCAAGACAAGTACAAGATGTAACAAGACCAAATGTTAGTTTTGAACAAATGCAAATTGATTCTTATAACTCAAAAGCTTACCTAGCTGGTAAACATACGTGGGAACCAATTACGCTTACATTGCGTGAAGATGCTAACAATAATGTACAAAAGATTATTGGTCAGCAACTACAAAGACAGTTTGACTTCTTTGAACAGTCTAGTGCAGTATCAAGTGGTAGTTACAAATTCCAAACTAGAATTGAAATTCTAGATGGTGGTAATGGTGCAAACGGAGCAAATGTAATTGATAGGTTCCATTTAATTGGATGTTACATTGAATCGGCAAATTATAATACATTAGCTTATGCAACTAACGAAGCAGTGACTACGTCACTAACTATTCGTTATGATAATGCTATACAGTTTGGTGCAGATGAAGGTATTGAAGGTATTGGTGAAACAACTACTAGACCTACAGCAGCAGCATCAGGCGGAACACAAGTTTAAGTTAAGACCTAACTGATTGGCTATTTAAAGCGGAAGTAATTTAACGATTACTTTCGTTTTTTTTTATGTACGCACTTATCTATTTCGGATAAATATTAGTATGAGTTATACCGTTGATCCATATTTAAGAGACATCTCGGGCCTAGACACACACCAGCGTGACGCCCGGCATGCCCACCAATTATACACACAACATAACCTTACGTTTGCTCCGAAGGTTAAATTTCTATATCATGTAGTATTTGATCTATATGACGAAGTTGGAACATACGCTGATAATAACACTCAAAAGTTTAAAAAAGAAATTGGCGTACTAGCACAAACTGCTGACCTACCTTCTTATAGAGCATCAGTTGAAAACAAACAACAATATAATCGTAAGAAAAATATACAAACTAGATTAGACTACCAAGATTGTACATTAACATTCCTTGATGATAACTTAGGTATTACTAGAGGGTTATTGCAGGATTATTACAAGTATTACTTTGTTGACGGCAATCATAAAGACGGCGCCGGAACAGCATTAGCATACCAAACACGCGACAAATACGCTGAAGTTGTTCCTTCTTACGGTTTAAATAATAAACGAACAAATCCGTTTTTTAGGTATATAAGAATATATCAGTTAGCAAGAAGAGAATGGTTTGCTTACACATTAGTTAATCCACTAGTATCTTCTTTTGATCATGGAGGAGTTGACGCAACAACCGGTGCAGATTTTAACACTAATTCAATGACATTTAGTTATGAAAGTGTTATATATGCAAACGGAAAGATTGGCGATCGCGGTGAACCTGCAGGATTTTCAGACCCTGAAACTGCTTACGATAATGTACCAAGTCCACAAGGCAAGAATGACTTATATGAATCATCAGCAAATTATGAATCACTATCAGCCGCTCGCTTTCCTGAACTTGTGCCTCCGGATAGACAGCGTAACAATCCACGGCAGAGTAGGTCAAGCAATAATCAATCAAAGAGAGATAGTCTTTTAGGCAGAAGTAATATTAATAATGCAAATGCTCCAGGAGCAGGATTATTAGATATGTTTGGTAATGGTGCCCAAGGCGGACTTCGAGGAGTTAACATACCTCAAGCTGCAAGCTCAGAAAGTGTAGCAAGAGTAGCACAAGGTAACGATAGAATATTAGACAATGATCTTATTTTATCTTCGCTTAATTCGAACCAAAGTGCAAAGAAAAGCTTTATATCAAGAGCATTAAATAGTAATGGCATACCAGGCGAATCGTTATCATCATATAACAAAGCATCTGCTACTAAGAAAGCAGCAATCGATTCACAATTAGTTAACAAAGCATCAAATGGTGACATAAAACTAGCAAGTCAGGCTACTGA